TATAATGGCTCGTGGCACTTGTTGGGAAGGGTACGAACAAAAAGGTTTTAAGAAAAAAGGAAGTAAGTCTGTTCCTAATTGTGTAAAAGTTGGAACGATGAAAGGTGATATGATTAAGAAACCAGTAAAAGCATTTAAAGGTTTAGCAGTAGAAATTTTTGAAAAAACTGATAAAGGTAAAAGTTTTCCATTAGGTGTAATGGGAGCATCAAATTTATTTAAAAAATCACAAACAGCTAGAGACATAGGAAGCCAACTAGGTTTAGCACCAAAAGCACTTTCCGATTATTATCAAAAAAAAGAAGATGATAAACAAAAATCTACAGGACAAGTAGTTGCAAAAGCATATGAAGGTAAATTTATAGATGTAGAGTTAGATGGTAAAAAATATTCTAATGCAAGTAAAAAAAATTATTACAAAGGAATGATTTAATGTCTACATTTAAAAAAATTTTAAAATCTTATAATGAAGCGATACCTAGTAAAAAAACAGGTTTTGGTGTTGATGTTACAAATTTGATAGGACCAGAAGTATTAGATTCTAGTAAAGGTGATGTTCTTAATGTAGGAGCTCTTTTAGATAGTTCGCAAGAAAAAATAAAACCTGAAGCTTTTATATCAGGACAAAAAGATAATTTAAATGCTTTTTTAAGTAGTGGTGGAAAAGATGATGTAAGTGGTGGACTTGGTTATTTGACAAAAGATAAATCAACAAGCCTTGGGTTAGGAGCTAGTAAAAAAGGAGACACTAAAAATGTAATGTTTGGAATTAACTCTCGATTTAATAAAGGTGGCTCGGTAGAATTAAATAAAGGTAAAGATTACATAAAGGATTTAATATGATTAATAGATTAATAGAAGATTTATTAGGACAGGTAGTAGCTCAACAAAGAGCTAATACTAATTTGTCACCAGCATTTAGAAGTTTAGATTTAACTAAACGAGCTCCAACTGCACCTACTCAACAACAAACACCTGGAGTGCAAGTTATGGATGCAAGTCAAGTTAAGACAATGAAATCAGGTGGCTCAGTTGTTATAGGTAAAGGTAAAGATTACATAAAAGATTTATTATAATGGATAAGTTAAAAGAATTAAAACAAAAAGTAAAAGACTATAGTGCATTTAAAAAAGTAAAAAAAATGCAAGAACAAGATAAAGAACAATTTTTCAAAGAAAGAGATAAAGAAAGAGAAGAAGAAAATTTTGAAAGATTCAAAGATGATGTGTACGGAGTAGAAGTTAAACAAGGTGGATTAATTCAAGGTAAAGGTAAAGATTACATAAAAGATTTATTGTAGGATGAAAGCTGATGTCAGAATACCAACGAAAGTTAAACGAAGCCTTTGGTGTAGAATCTACAACATCAGTTCCTGGAGATCCTAAAAAACCAGAAGATTCATCTGGTTTAGGAATTGTAGGCGGACTCGGGGTCCTTGGAGCGACAGGCGCGGGTATTTATGCGTTAGCAAAAAAACGATTACCAGGTGCAAAGATAATTGATGATATCATCACTAAAAAAACACCAGAGCTTCCCGTATCACGCAACACGGAACTACTTAATGATCCAGTTGGAGAAATATTAGAGGTTATCCCAACTAAAGTACAACGAGCAACAGAAGTTGCGCCATCACAATATCAACAATACATAGATCAATTTAAACAAATACGTGATGTAAGTAAAACTAAACCTTTAACAGTAGGTGGTAAAAAAGAAAGATTCGGTTCTGCTTTATATGATTACCTTGCACAACATCCTGCTAATAAACCATTACCTGCAGATCAATGGATAAAAGAATTTTCAAACTTTAATAGATTAAGTTCTTATGAGATACCAGTAGCAGGTGCAAAAATAAGAGCCTCTATTACTAAAGAAGAATTGTTTGATACTAACATAGCTCAATTTGATAAAGAAGGAAAAGTTGTTGGTGGGTTTTTAAGATTAGCACAAGAAAACAATTTACCAGTATCAAAATTAGATTTAATGCAAATGGTTGAAAAATCACCAGCAGTAAACACTGTCATTAGAAGATTTAAATATCAAAACCCTGAAAAAATAAAAGCTGATGCTGACTTTTATATTCAAGAAGAACAAAGAATTTATGATGATGCATCAAAAAAGATTAATGAATATTATGCTGGGCTTCCTGCTTCAGAACAGGCAAGAACTGCAAGTTCAATCGAAAAACTTCAAAAAGGAATAATGGATTTAAAAGCTGAATCAGTAGGTGTTAAGGCAAGAGTTGAAAATGCTCTAGAGGGAGGTCTATTACCTGAACGATTAGCTAAAGATTATTTTACTTCAATAAAAGAAACAGGTAAATCAAATGTAGGAATAGGTCAATTAAATCAATTTATTAGAAATGAATTAAGTATTAACCCTGATAAATTTATACCTACAGAAACTTTGACTGCATTAGCAAATAAAGGCAGAGCAACTGCAAGAAGTATACAAACACAAATTAATCAAGGATTAACCCCAAGATATGGTGAGCAATTTAGTTACAGAATACAAGGTGCTGAAGATTATTATGAAGATGTTGCTTATATTAAAAAAATTCCATTTGATAAAGATGTTAAACCAGGAACTTTATCTGCACAAAAACATTACGAAGAAGTAGCAGGTGAAACTTTTAAAAATCAAATTTATCACAATAGATATGGAAAGAGATCTTTAGAAGGTAATCCAAATAAAAAAGTATTTGCTATAGATGAAATACAATCTGATATTCAAGCAGTTGCTTTTCCAGCTGATCCAACAAGAACTAAAGTTATAAATCCATTTAATAGTGAACAAGAATTTAATCAAGCGAACGTAGCTTTAAATAATATTAAAGATAAAATGAAAGCTATTACAAGTAAAGGTGCAGCAATTACAGATAAAGATAAAGTTGAATTTAGAAAACTATCTTCTAATTTTGAAGAACTTAGAAAAAAAACTATGAATGCTTCTAATGTTGCTAAAATTAAAGATAGGTATGGTAGAGATGGAGATGTTCCTTATTTACCATTTTTTGACAGATCTTCATATGGTGATCATGCATTAAAACAAACTTTAAAAACTGCAGCAGAAAATAATGTAGAGTGGGTTGTTGTTAATCCAGTTGAAAGATTACATGCATTAAGAAATTTAAGTCCAAGTGGAGATAAACCATTTTATGGCAAACTGGGAGACTGGGAGTTTTATGGTGATGCAGGAGGTAAAGCTGGAAGATTAGGAGTGAGTGCAAAATCTGATAGAGCAGGAGAAACAAAACTTACAAATCCAAAACAATTTGCAATTATACCTGATCGTATGAGAGATTTAGCAAGACAATATAATTCTGAAGCAAAAACAATTAATGTATCTTTATCTGATCCTGAAAAACCTTTTAAAGTAGTTGAAAAACTTAACTTAGATGAAAAATCAGCAAAAGCTTTGGGTGTTCCAAAACAATTACAACAACAGCATATAGCTGCTTTTAAAACTAAAGAGGAAGCTGTTGCTTGGCAATCTATAACTGGAAAACGTGGTGAAATAGTAAAAATGGAAGCTAATGATCCAAACCTGTATTATCCTGCCTTTGGTATTAAAATTACTGATACAATGAAAGGTACACCCTTTAAACTATACAAAAAAGAGGGCGGTCTAGTCGTTAATATATTTGCGTGATACTATAATATTTGCTATAACAAATCACTAAATCATGGCTGAAATAGATAAAAATAATCCAACTCAAGATCCTATCCTTGAAGAAAAAGAAGTCGATATAGAAATTGAAACTCCAACTGAAGAGGGTGAAGTAGAGGAAACTACAGAAGAAACAGAGGAAGATTTTTATAAAAATTTAGCCGAAGATATGGACGATACGATATTATCTCGTATGGCAGGAAGTTTAATTCAAGATTACAGAAAAGATAAAGTTTCAAGACAAGATTGGGAACAGACGTACACACAAGGTCTAGATTTACTAGGGTTTAAATACACAGATCAAACTAGACCCTTCCAAGGAGCATCGGGTGTAACACATCCATTACTAGCTGAGTCAGTTACACAATTTCAAGCACAAGCTTACAAAGAATTATTACCACCTGAAGGACCTGTAAGAACACAGGTTGTTGGAGCTGCAACTCGTGAAACTGTAGAACAAGCAAAAAGAGTTGAGAATTTTATGAACTACATGTTGATGGAGGAAATGCAAGAGTACACTCCAGAGTTTGATCAATTGTTATTTTATTTACCAATATCAGGATCTACATTTAAAAAAATTTACTATGATGAAATAATGCAAAGAGCAGTTGCTAAATTCATTCCCGCGCAAGATTTGGTAGTGCCTTACTATGCAACAGATTTAAAAGATTGTGAAAGAATTACTCATATTATAAAAATGAGTGACAATGAAGTTCTTAAAAAACAAAGAGCAGGATTTTATAGAGATATAGAATTATCAGTTAAGAGACCAGAAGATAGTAGTTTAAAACAAAAATTAGATGAGATTGAAGGTGTTAAACCTGCTGGAGATACAGAGTTTCAACATAACATATTAGAAATGCATGTTGATTTAGATTTAGAAGAATATGAAAAAAATCCAGACAGAACTAAAAAAAATAAAAATATTAAAATTCCTTACGTTGTAACGATTGATGAAGGCTCTCAAGAAATTTTATCTATCTATCGTAACTATAGTCCTGAAGATGAACTAATGAAAAGAACAGAATATTTTGTTCATTATAAATTTTTACCAGGTTTAGGGTTTTATGGTTTTGGATTAATACACATGATAGGTGGATTATCACGAACAGCAACCTCAGCATTAAGACAATTACTTGATGCAGGTACTCTAGCTAACTTACCAGCAGGATTTAAATCACGAGGAATAAGAATTCGTGATGATGATCAACCTTTTCAACCAGGTGAATTCAGAGATGTTGATGCACCAGGTGGAAATATTAAAGATCAGTTCCAACTTTTACCATTCAAAGAGCCAAGTCCGACTTTATTTCAACTTTTAGGCTTCTGTGTACAAGCTGGACAACGTTTTGCATCCATTGCAGACATGCAATTAGGTGAAGATAGTGCAAATAGAGCTGTTGGAACAACAATTGCACTTTTAGAACGTGGTTCAAGAGTCATGTCAGCCATTCATAAACGAATTTATTACACAATGAAGCAAGAATTTAATCTTTTAGCTGATGTTTTTGCAACTTATTTGCCTCCGGTCTATCCTTATGCAGTTACAGGAGCAGATCGACTTGTAAAAGTAGAAGATTTTGATGATAAAGTTGATGTTATCCCAGTTGCAGATCCAAATATTTTTTCAATGGCTCAAAGATTTACACTTGCTCAAACACAATTACAAATTGCACAGTCAAATCCGCAAATGCATGACCTAAGAGAAGCATATAGACGTGTTTATGAAGCAATTGGCACAAGAGAAATAGATTTATTGATGCCACCACCACAGGAACCATTTGCACAAGATCCTGCACTAGAAAATGCAAAAGCATTGAAGATGGAATTATTACAAGTATTCCCAGAACAAGACCATGATGCACATATCGCGGCTCACGGGGCATTTATTCAAAGCAGAATGATACAAATTAACCCTATGGTGTATGCATTACTACAAGGGCACATATCAGATCACATTTCATTTAAAGCACAAGGAGAAGTTGGTGCAATGGTATCTGAATCTGAGGAAATGAATATGATGGCTAAACAAGATCCAGCAGGATTTGAAATACAATTTAATTCTATGGTTGCAAAACGAATTGCAGAATTAACAACACAGCTTATTCAAGCAGAAGGTGGTACACAACAACAAGATCCACTAGTAGCTTTGAAACAAAGAGAATTAGATCTTAAAGCTATGGACATTCAAAGAAGAGCCCAAGAGACTCAACAAGATCTAGAACGTAAAGAAATAGAACTTGAAGAAAAGTATGATATTGAAAGAATGAAAATGGAAAATCAAGAAGAACAAGCAGCTGAAAGAATGAAAGTTGCTAAAGGTAAATTAAAACTTCAAGAAGAATCTTTAAAAGCTAAATCAAATGAACCAAAGAAAAAAGGTTAAACTTCCTGGTAAGAGATTTGGACCACCTCCTAAAAAAGGTCCTGCTTCTCAAGGAATGAAAACAGGTAAATATATTTCTAGACAAAATAAGAAAAAATAGTATATATCTTATTAAAATAAAGGAAGTATATGATTCAACAAACATACAATAAGTTATCAAATGAACAAAAATTAATATTTCTTGCTGGGGTATTTGAAGGAGAAGGATCTTTTGGTTTTTGGGGAAAAGAACAAAAAAATAATAGGTACCTTAGAGCACAAGTAAGAATGACTGATGAAGATATTGTAGTTAGGTTTATAGATTATTTTAAGTTAGGCTCTGTTAGTGCACACACACCTAAAAAAAATCACTTAAAGAAATCATGGAAATGGACTGTAGCTGGAGATAAAGCAATGGTTGTAATGTTGCAAATGGCTCCATATCTTGGTATAAGAAGGAAGGAGAAATTTGAACAATGTTGCCAATCTTACAAGCAGTTGCCCCACTTGCGAAAATCTTATTTAACACAATTGATAAAGCAGTCGCCGATAAAGACCTTGCCGCTAAATTAAAAGCAGATCTGCAAACGCAGATGTTACAATCACACACACAAGAATTAACTGCAGCTGCTAGAGTTATAGAAGCAGAAGCTAAAGCGGGATGGTTCGCATCTAGCTGGAGACCACTATTAATGTATGTATTAATTTTTATATTAATATGGAATTATGTATTAGGACCAGTACTTCTATTTTTCTTTAAAGCTTCTATAACTATAACTCTTCCAGGTGATGTTTGGACACTTCTTCAAATTGGCCTTGGGGGGTATGTCGTAGGCCGCAGCGCGGAATCAGTTGCACGAACTATGGCTAACAAACCACAACCTAAAGAACAAGAAAACGGATAATGTTATTTAATTTCATTAAAAAGTTTTCATCTTGGTTAGATCATTGGATTTGGAGACAAGAATTAAAGTTAAGAAACAAAAGAAATAATGGCTAAAACAATTTTAGTCACAGGTGCAGCTGGATTTTTAGGCTCACATATCTGTAAAGAATTACTTAATAGAAAATACGAAGTGCTAGGTGTCGATAATCTATTGGGTGGAGATAAAGAAAATATTCCTTTTTTAGATAATTTTTATAAAGCTGATTGTTCTGATTTTCAAAGAATGCTTAGAATAACTCAAGACATAGATGTCTTGTTTCATTGTGCAGCAACCGCACACGAGGGGCTATCTGTATTTTCACCTTATACAATTACACAAAATAATATTATGGCAACTGTTGGTGTTGCTACAGCCGCTATTCAAAACGGAGTTAAAAGAATTATCTATTGTTCTTCTATGGCAAGATATGGAGATCAACAAAGTCCATTCACAGAAGATATGCCAACTAAACCTGTAGATCCATATGGTATATCCAAAGTTGCTGGAGAAGAAATATTAAAAACTTTATGCAAAGTTCATGGTGTAGAACTAGTTATTGCGGTTCCACATAACATCATTGGACCAAAACAAAAATATGATGATCCTTTTAGAAATGCAGTTTCTATTTTTATTAATCGTATGCTTCAAGGTAAACCTCCAATCATTTATGGAGATGGTATGCAGACTAGATGTTTCTCCTACGTAGATGATTGTTTAAACTCATTAATTAAAATGGTTGAAGACCCGTCAGTCGTGGGCCAAGTCATTAACATCGGGCCTGATGAAGAGTTTGTGACTATCAAAGAGGTCGCTGAGACGTGTGCCAATCTTACTGGTTTCAACGGAGCATTTGAATACGTACCAGATCGTCCACAAGAAGTTAAACATGCAACGTGCTCCTCGGATAAAGCAAGAAAGCTTCTAGGCTATAAGACAATGACTAATACGAAAGAAGGAATCAGGAAGACATATGAATATATCAAGGAACACGGACCACGGGCCTTTCAATATCACATAGACATAGAGATTATAAATGATAAGACTCCAAGTACATGGACAAAGAAACTAATTTAAATCACGTATTTTGTTTTGTAAGTTCTGCTAAGACAGAAGATTATTCTAGACTTGCTTTATATTCTTTTTTCTTAAAAACAAAATTAGAAAAAGGAGACATATTTGTATTTGTAAACAATGATGGAACAAATGCGTTTAGAAAAGAATATCCAATAGATATTTATATCAATAATAAAACACCAAAGTCTTGGGCAACAAATTTTAATAAAGGTTTGAGAATAGCTAAAAAATTTAAAAAGCATTTTGTAGTTATTACTAATGATATTGTATTTACAGACAATTGGTTTGAACCATTAAAACAAAGAGATGATGCAATACTTATACCCGCTTGTAATATAAACTATTTATACAATTCAGCAGACTTTAAAACTTCTCCGTGTATGCAACTTAACGAATATATTGGTAAAGAAAAATATTTAGATGGTATTGTTCAATATCATCAGTCTAACTTTAAATTTGATGATTTAAAAGAAAGAATATTTATGCAACTATATCTAGGAAGAATACCTTATCAAGTACATGATGAAATTGGTTACTTTGATTATTACTTTTCTAATTGTGGTGGTGAAGATATGGATTATAGAATAAGGTGTGCCATAAAAGGTTATAAAACAATGATAGCAAATCATTCACTAACTTTACATTTTCATGGTAAGTCTAGTTGGGATGGTAATGAGACTACTGAACAAGAAAGAATTAGAAGAGAACAATATCTTGAAAGAGGTATAAAAAAATGGGGAGAAGACTTAAATGAAATCTTTATTAAGGGTACTAATGCTAAAGAATGGGCTTATAAATTAGGTCTCCAGAAGGAATTTGACAGTGGTGAATCCTATAATATTATAAGAAAACTTAAAAATAATTATGCTTGATATAGGAACACTACAAATCATCAAGAATTACATCAAAAAACGCATCGATGAAACCAAGCAAGACATGTGCTATGGTATAGACACTCTCGACAGGCTCCACTATGCTAAGGGCAAGCTCAGTGCTTTAGAAGTGCTGCTTCAGGATCTTAAAGACCTGCTAAAAAAAGAGGAGAATGTCGATGACGATAATAACACCGGATAAGGAACTCATCCTTCCTAAAACTGATGATACCGAACAAGAAGGTATTAAAATTCCCACAGACCCAGAAGGTATAAAAAAATATTTAGATTGTTTACCCGATCCAGTTGGGTATCGAATGTTAGTTAGACCTTATTCTGGAAGGAGTAAGACCGATGGGGGAGTTATACTTACACAACAAGCACATGAAACTATTCAAATGACAACAGTCATTGGTTTAGTAATCAAAATGGGATCTCTTTGTTATAAAGATAAAGAAAAATTTCCTGAGGGTGCGTGGTGTAAGCAAGGTATGTTTATCATGTATGGTAGATATGCCGGCTCAAGATTCAAAACAAAATATGGCGAACATCGTATTTTAAATGATGATGAGATTATAGGTATTGTTAGGAAACCGTCAGACGTTCTTCATCTATACTAAGGAGATAAAAAATGGTTGAAGAAAATAAAAGACAACCTGAGGTTGAATTAGACTTGGATGATGTTAAAGAAACAGACGTTCAAGTAAAAGATCAATCTAAGGATGCAAAGCAAGAAAACAACCTTAATGTTGGTGAAGTGGATCTTGGATACACTGGTCATGATAATAAAAAAGAAGAAAAATCACAAATCATAATCGAAGAACAAGAAAAACCTACACAAGTTAAAGTTGAAAAAAGAAAAGAAGAAGACCCAGATGATTTATCAAATTTATCTGAAGGTGTTCAAAAAAGAATAGATAAGCTAACTCGAAAATATCGTGAATCTGAACGTAGAGAACAAGCAGCGTTAGATTATGCGAAAGCGTTACAGAAAAAATACAATGAGTTTGAAATAAAGTATGATTCTGGAGAAGAACTTTATATTAAAGAATATGAAGCTCGAATTGATGCTCAAAGAGAACAAGCTAGAATAAAACTTAAGGAAGCTACTGAAGCTCAAGACTCCACTAAAGTTATGGAGGCGACTGATGAGCTTACAAGACTTGCCGTTGAGAAAGAAAAAGCAAGAATTAGAGTAGTTGATAGAGAACAAAGGCTTAAACAGGTTAAAGAAAAACCACCTGAAACTTTTGTTCAACCTCAAGCTAATAATGAACAAGTTCCTCAACAAGCTAGCGAAAAAGCTAGGAATTGGGCTCAAAAAAATACTTGGTTTGGTAATGATAAAATCATGACAAATGCAGCTTTCACCATTCATGAAGACATAGTGGGCATGGGTGTTGAAGTTGAGAGCGATGAGTATTATAATGAGATAAACAAACGTATGACGGAATCTTTCCCTCATAAGTTTGTACAAGAACAAAGAAAACCCGTTCAGACTGTTGCTTCCGCTGGAAGAAAACAGGAAGGACGCAGAACTGTGAGACTCACCAAATCACAGGTGGCTATTGCCAAAAAATTAGGGGTGCCACTAGAAGAATACGCTAAATACGTGAAGGAGGCTAATTAGTATGAGCGATAAAAATAAAAGAACTTCACGCGCGTCTGAAGAAGTTAAACAAACAAGGAATAAACCTTGGACGCCACCATCATCTCTGGATGCACCACCTGCGCCAGACGGCTTTGTCCATAGATGGATTAGAGTCGAGTCAATGGGTTTTCAAGATACTGCAAATGTATCGAAGAAAATGAGAGAAGGTTGGGTATTTGTAAAATCTGAAGAGATTAAAAATCAAATCGGAGAACATAATTATCCAGTTATCCATGACGGCAGATACGCAGGGTTGATCGGGGTTGCTGGCCTAGTGTTGGCTAGGATACCGGAAGAGATTGTAAAATCGCGCGCAGAGTATTTTAAAAAAATTACTCGAGACAGAATTACAGCGATTGATCACGATCTGATGAAGGAACAACGACCGGAGATGCCTATTAATATTAGTAGACAATCTCGCGTAACTTTTGGTGGTGGACGTAAGTCATAATTTTTTGACAAAAGTCGACCACTGTATAAAAACTTAACAAGGAGAAAATAAATATGCCAAACGTAGTTGAACAATATGGTTTAAAACCATCTAGACAACTTAACGGAAGCCCATTTATTAACGCTCAAAACCGTTACAGAATTCAGGCAAACAACTCTACAGCAATATTTCAAGGAGACCTAGTAAAACCACTAGCCTCTGGAAATATTTCAAGAGCTATTGCTGGAGATTCTGATGCGGTTGTAGGTGTTTTTAATGGTTGTTTTTATACAGATCCAACAACTCAGAAGCCAACTTTTAGTAATTACTACCCAGGCTCAATCAATGCTAGCGATATTATCGCTATGGTTATTGATGGACCGGATACAGTATTTGAAATAAAAGCTGATGCTACTTTCGTTGTTGCGGATTTGTTTAAAAACTATAACGTAACAAACGTAACAGGAGCAACACAAACAGGGATATCTAAAGTAACCCTAGACGTGTCTGAATCTGGTACAACAGGAACATATGTGGTTCAAGCAATTGATATATCACAAGATGCGTTTAACAGTGATGTTAACGTATCATCCAATGTTGGAGTTCTTGTTAGAATTAACAATCACTTTTTCCGTGCAGGCGGAACAGGTTTATAATAGGAGAATAAATTATGGCTATATCACGTTCGCAGCTAGTCAAGGAACTAGAGCCAGGATTGAATGCACTATTCGGCCTGGAATATAACAGATATGACAATGAGCATGCTGAAATCTTTATAACAGAAACTTCTGATCGAGCTTTCGAAGAAGAAGTAATGTTATCTGGTTTTGCAGCAGCAGCAGCTAAAAGTGAAGGTGCTCCAGTAGTGTTTGACGATGCTACAGAAGCGTACACTTCAAGATATACTCACCAAACATTTGCATTAGCATTTGCGATAACTGAGGAAGCAATTGAAGATAACCTTTACGATAGACTTGCAGCTAGATACACTAGAGCATTAGCTAGATCAATGTCGCAAACTAAACAACAGATTGCGGCTGACGTTCTAAACAATGCTTTTAATAATACTGTAACTGGTGGTGATGGCGTGGAGCTTTGTGCTACAAACCATCCATTAGCAAACGGTGGTACGTTCTCAAACGAACTTGCTACACCTGCTGATTTGTCAGAAACTTCATTAGAGCAATCATTAATTGATATTGCGGCTTTTGTAGACGAAAGAGGTTTAAAAATAGCTCTTCAAGGAACTAAATTGATTATTCCAAAAGAATTACAATTTACTGCTGAGAGAATTTTAAAATCACCTCTTAGAGTTGCTACAGCTGACAACGATATTAATGCAATCAAAAATATGGGAATGATTCCACAAGGTTATAGAGTTAATCACTTTTTAACTGACACAGATGCATTCTTTATAATGACTGATGCTCCAAACGGTTTAAAACACTTTGTAAGATCGCCAATTAAAACAGCGATTGAAGGTGATTTTGACACTGGTAACGTAAGATTTAAAGCTAGAGAAAGATACAGCTTCGGCTTTTCTGACGCTAGAGGAATCTTTGGTTCACCAGGAGCGGCTTAATAATTAAGTCTTTCCACAAAAGGGGCTTGTGTTTACATAAGCCCCTTTTTCTTTTATAATCAAATAACTATATATTAACTTCTGATCTAGACGCGTATAGTCGACGGCCTAGAGACTAGATTGGATTAACTAGGAGAATATAACTATGGCACTAACAACTTTTTCGGGTCCAGTCCGATCATTAGGTGGATTTATTGGGGCAACTCAAAACTCTACAACTGGAGCATACACAAATAATTTTGTAATCAATGAAGATGGTACAGTAGTAACGTCACCAGCAGTTGTATTACAAGGATTATCTACAGGAACTTTAAACGCAACTAGCGGAGACAGTATCACTACATTTGCTCAACCAGCAAATACAGTTATAACTGCAATTTCAATTCTATGTACAACAACAGCAACTGTTGCAACAGGAGATATTGGATTTGAGGTAGGAACTTCATCTTCAGGAGCTCAAATTGTAGCGACTGCAGCTGATGATATACTTGATGGTGGAACATCTGTTCCAGCTGGAGCTTTCTATAATACAACTTTATTAAATACTACTGCTTCTGATGCAGCGCCAGCGGCAAGTCCGTTGTTTGCTTCTGCAGCTAGAAATATTTTTTTAAATATTACTAATACTACTACTCCGTCTGCACGTGGTGCATTCAAGTGGATTATTGAGTATAAACAAGTAGCATAATATATTAATTTTTAAGGAGCTCGTAAGGGCTCCTTAAATTATAAGGAGAAAAATATGAAGTCAGATGTAAAACCGGTCATATGTGCAAGCTCATCAAGTAATGCAATATTATTTGCTGGTCCTACAAGACTTAGAGGATTTATGATCCAATCTACAGGAAGTTCTGGTGCTGCAATCATTAATGGTTTAGCAAATGTTACAACTATTAGTAGTTCAACTAACACACAAGTTTATATTCCAATCCAAGTTCCAGCAGGTGGAACAGAAACATTAAATCTTCCAGAAGACGGAGTTTTATATGCTGGAAGAAATGGCACAGGCATCATTGATGGTATTGGTGTTACAAATAATATAAGTGCTTTAACTATTACTTTATTTATAGATAAATAATTATCATGCCTATTTATAAGACGAGTCAATTTACTGGCACGTCACTTTATGATGATGCTCAAGATCTTTATGGATTAAGTAATAGATCTTCTATAAAATCTAAAACAACCAAATCACAAAAAGCTAGATTATCTGATGAAGAAGCAGAAGAATCTGATAAAAATAAAAATTCAAAAGTATTAATGGCCAATCTTGGAATGATGGTTGGTTATGAAAAAGGTGGAATGCCACCAAGAAATAAAAAAAACTATCGTTCAACTGAGGCGGGTGCTGGAATGACACAAGCTGGTGTTAAAGCCTACAGAAGAATGAATCCTGGTTCTAAGTTATCAACAGCTGTTACAGAAGATAATCCAGGACCAAAAAACGCTGCAAGACGTAAATCATATTGTGCAAGATCTGCAGGACAAATGAAGATGTTTCCAAATGCAGCAAAAGACCCTAATTCTAGAATAAGACAAGCAAGAAGAAGATGGAAATGTTAACTTGTAATGTCTTATTTAAATGCTAACATACCACCTATATATTGTAAAATAAGGAGAGAGTATTTATATGACTTACGAGAACATCACGGCGAAACTGAAGATTGTGTGGTCTTTGCTATTGCAAGTATTCCAGGGCGTGCAATCCTATTTCATGCTTTACTTACGAATGGTGCAATATACTGGAGGCTTCCTATCAGTGCTTTTCTTCAAGGAGGAGACAGCAGTTCTGTGCATCAAGGAAAAGTGGAACATTCAGATCTCGAAGATCTTGAGTTATGGAATTCATTTAGTTATTATCCTTCTGTTACTACTTTTGATTTTTTAATCGGACAACGCTGTAAATATTTAGGAAAGGATAAGAAATTTATTCATGGTCAATATTTATTTACGATTGATTGGGCGCATCCAGAACCTAATATCTTGGATACTGAACATTCCGAAATTCCTGATCAACATAAGTGTGCTCACGTTTTGGTTCTTGATAACGGTAATTATGCAGCTCAACCTAATAATCGTATTCTGTGGAGTATTCCTAGCTTTACAACTTCAACACATTGGCCGGATTATAAAGTACAAACTAATGAATGGAATGTAGAAAATAGATTATGGAAAACAGATAATACTGATAAATTTTTTTATGATATAATGGATAAGGATAAAAAAAATGAGTGATTTAAAATTAAGTGATCAAACAAGTGTAGCCTTACCTATTAAAAATATAGTGGCTATTATATCTGCTATTGTTGTAGCTGTATGGACTTATTTTGGTATTGTTGAAAGATTAAATAGATTAGAAACTAATGAAAAGCTAATGGCTCAAGATCTTCTTAAAAAAGCAGATCAAACTCCTAAGAACCAAGAATTATTTATGTTAATTGAATATCAAGCTAAAACAATAGATAAACATTCTAAACAATTAGAAGAAAACGTACATACTAAAGTATTAATAGCTCAATTAGAAAAAAAAGTAGATAAACTAGAAAAAGAATTAGATACCTTAAGAGGTAAATAATGATTGAAGTTGTATTTGCATTATTAATGTATATGAATGGTAAATTAGAAGGCTATTCTCCTAAAGCTAATATTGCAGATTGTTTAGAACAAAAAAGAAAAGTAGAACGTGATGGTAATCCAAGTGTTACTTCATGGAGTTGCAAAGAAGTAAAAGCCATTGTAGAAACAGATAAACATGGCATTAAAAGAATCAAAGAAGTTAAACAAGATTAATTGTATTAACAATCTGACAGTTGGATGCTGTCTCTCAAATCAATGTAAATGTTATGATAATCAAGACTACAATAATAAGATATTTGATGATAGCTCTAGCAGCATTTGTATTAGGTACATTCTTCCCCAATCCAGTCGCCAAGAACAAGGCTCAGGGTGAAGCAATAACCTGGGCCAAGCAACTTGGATTTGGACCCCCTAGGTTTGAGTACTCAAACGACAAAGAATTCATATCCTCCCTTACCCACTGCATCAATTATCTTAATTTTAATATCCCAAGACGACAAAGAGTAAATACAGAACTAATAATAGCCCAAGCTGTTGTTGAGAGCGACTATGGAAGATCAAGGTTCGCGCGCGAGGGACAAAATCTATTTGGTATAAGAGTGTGGTCGAAAGAAGGAATGTTGCCTTTATTACAACCTAGTACAATAGATTGGCGCGTAAGAGTCTTTAAAAACAAGTGTGAATCTGTTAAGTATTACATAGAAATTCTTAATACAAAAAGAGTATATGCAGAATTTAGAAGGGTTAGAGAGATGACATTGAATAGAAATCCTATTGCAATGGCTAAAACTTTGGATAACTTTTCTACAAATAAACAATATGAGAAACATGTTATTGAGGTTATTATAAAATTAAGAAATGAATCTAAGTAAAAGTTTTACATTAAATGAATTAACAAAGTCACAAGAAGCTTTAAGACTTGGTATAGATAATACACCAAGTGATGAGCATATATTAAATTTAAAAATACTTTGTGAAAACATATTACAACCAATAAGAGATTTTTATGGAATGCCGTTATCCGTGAGCTCTGGTTATAGATCAGCAGAACTATGCAAGGCTATCGGATCAAGCTCCACGAGCCAGCACACGCGCGGGGAAGCAGCAGACTTTGAGATATTTGGTGTAGCTAATAAAACTTTAGCTGAGTTTATTGTAGCTAACTTAGATTTTGATCAATGTATACTTGAGTTTTGGAATGAAAATGAACCTAATAGTGGATGGGTGCATTGCAGTTATTCAAGTAAATACAATAGAAGACAATACTTGAAGGCAGAGAAGGTAAATGGTAAAATTGTTTATTCACCAATATTTTAATTATGGCTATAGGAAGATCACAAATACCACAACAGATTGAAGGCAAAATAAGAGGTGCTAAACCATCACGAGCCATGCTTGCAGCTAAAAGAAAAAAGAAAAAATAATGGGTAAACTTTGTCCAAAAGGAAAAGCAGCAGCAAAAAGAAAATTTAAAGTATATCCAAGTGCGTATGCTAACATGTATGCATCTGCAGTTTGTTCTGGAAAAATAGTTCCAGGGGGTAAAAATAAATCTCAACAAAGAAAAGAAGTATCAAGTTATGAACAAGGCGGAGTTGCAAAAGGTTGTGGAGATATAATGGATGAAAAAAGAAAAGTAACTAAAAAATTTTAATATGGGTTTAAGAGATTGGGTAAAAGAAAACTGGGTTGATATTGCAAATAAAAAATCTGATGGATCTTATCCTAAGTGTGGAAGAAGTGGTGGTGAAAAAAGAAAAAATTATCCTAAATGTGTTCCGATTGCAAAGGCTAGAGCCATGAGTAAGGGTCAAAAAACAAGCGCTGTTAAAAGAAAACAACAAGCTGCTAATACAGGTCCAACCCCTTCTTTTGTGAAGACATTTACTAAGAAGTACTATGGTGGTATGATTGATGTATGAAAAAAGAACTATCACAAAAACAAATGAAAATTGCAGCTGCGGCTGAACCTAGAGATCAAATAACTGGAGAAGATTTTGCAGTTTTGAAAAAAGGTATGGCTGAAGGTGGAATGGTATTTGAACCAAGAGGTCAAAAACCTATTCAAGTTAAAAAACAATTATCCAGAATTAGATAAGGTTATGACTTATGGCCACATCTGGAACAACATCATTTAATTTAGACATCGACGATGTCATCGAAGAGTCTTTTGAAAGATGTGGTATTCGTAATACAAAAGGTTACGATTTAAAATCATCAAGACGAAGTTTAAATTTATTATTTTCTGAATGGGGAAACAGAGGTATTCACCTTTGGAAAGTAGAATTAAAAAATCAATTATTAACAGCAGGCACGATTACTTACACAACACCTAGTGATTGTAGTGATGTATTAGAAGCTTACGTTTCAACTTCTGAATCTATAACTTCAAGCACTCAAGATATATCATTAACTAAAATTGATAGATCTGCCTATGCGGGATTGCCTAATAAAGGTCAAACAGGACAACCTTCACAATATTATGTTGATAGACAAACTACACCCACTATTAGTTTATATCTTGCTCCCGATGCAAACACTTACACATTTTTAAAATATTATTATATTCAAAGAATTCAAGATGCGGGTTCTTATACTAATCAAGCAGATTTACCTTATAGATTTTTACCGTGTATGGTTTCTGGACTTTCATTTTACTTATCTCAAAAATATGCACCAGATAGAATACAAGGTTTAAAATTATTATACGAAGATGAATTAGAAAGAGCTTTACAAGAAGATGGTCAAAGAACATCTTTATATATTACACCTTTTACATATTTTGGAGAAAGATATTAATGCCATTTGCACGAGGAAAAAGATCATTAGCAATTTCTGATAGATCAGGAGCACAATTTCCTTATCTAGAAATGGTTAAAGAATGGACTGGATCTATTGTTCATATATCTGAATTTGAACCAAAGCATCCTCAATTAGATCCTCCTTATCATCCTGCAGACCCTCAGGCTTTAAAAGGTCCAAGAGCAGATGTAAGACCAGGCGGTGGAGTTTTAGTTCAATTAGATTTGTATTATTGGCCAGGTCAATTTGTAACTGTTTCTAATAGTATGCAACCTGGAATAAGTGGAGACATCATTAATACTAGAAGACAAGCTAATACAGCATTAGGAAATGTAACTATTAATATAACATGACATACGCAGAATTAGTACAAAAAATTAGAGATTATACAGAAGTAGGATCTGAGGTTTTAACATCTACTATTGTTAATGGTTTTATTAGAGATTCTGAATTTAAAATATTTAGAGAAGCAGATGCAGACTACGCGCGCGAGTACGCGAACTCTACATTTACAGCTAATAATAAATTTGTAGCTTTGCCAAACGCATCAGGTGCAAGTGCTGAAAGAAGAGCATTAGTAGTAAGATCAGTTGTTGCTACAAACTCTTCAGGAGTACAAGTATCTTTAGAACCAAGAGATGATACATTTTTAACAGAATATAATTCAACAGGTGCTACTGGTTTTCCTAAATATTATGCAACATTTAGAGAAAATGCTATTGAAGTAGCTCCTACACCAGATGCAGCTTATGTAGTTGCTTTAGATTATATTTATTCACCAGATGCTTTAAGTGTTACAAATACTACAACTTATATTAGTTTAAATGCACCAGAGTTATTATTATATGCATGTTTATTAGAAGCTTTTGCATACTTAAAAGGACCTATGGATATGTACAAACTGTATCAAGAGAAGTATAATGAAGCATTACAAGGATTTGCGTTAGAACAAACAGGTAGAAGACGTAGAGACGAGTATCAAGATGGAGCATTGAGATTAAAATTAAATTCTCCATCACCATAATAAATATATAGGAGAATAATTATGACATTAAATATAAACCAAGCGGTTTGTAATAGTTTCAAAGCACAACTGTTAGATGGAGATCACGATTTTTCAGCAGCAGGTGGAGATGTTTTTAAATTAGCACTTTACACTTCAGCAGCAACATTAAATGCAACAACTACAGTTTACACTTCAACAAATGAAGTAACAGGCACTGGTGGAACATATTCTGCAGGTGGAGGAATATTAACAGGACAAACAGTTTCATTAGATAGAGCAACAGGTATAGTAGATTTTGCAGATTTATCTTTTACAGGAGTTACAATAAGTGCATTGGGTGCAGTAATTTATAATACTTCATTCGGTAGTAATGCAGCAGTGTGTGTATTAGATTTTGGTGCTGAAAAAACAGCTACATCAGGAACATTTACAATTCTATTTCCAGTATTCACAAGTGCAGCAGCTATTTTAAGAATCGCTTAATTTAAGGAGGGCCCGGTGGCAGATATTACAGTTCAAGTATCGTCACCTGGCCTAGTAGCCTACGGAGCAGGCACATGGAGCTCTTCATCTTTTGGTGGTGATAGTGCCACAAATGTTTCTATTGGTTCAGTAGATGCTTTCAATACTGAGGGTTGGGGAGCGTATCAATGGGGATATTTAGTTTGGGGACAATCTTTTGAAGATGCTTCAGCTGAAGTTACAACACCAGGTACACCA